GAGGAAGAGTGATGACAGAAAATGAATACCTAGTCGCAGCTTTTATTTGTATAGCACCATTAATTATTGCCATTATAATGATGGAGAAAGAGTGATGGATGAAATTTGGTTTTGGATGGCAAAGTTTATTGCGGAGCTACTTTGGCTTGTTGGTTTGGTTATCGGTTTGATTGCTGTGGTCCTTGTCACTGGGGTATTTTTGTATGTGGTTAATTGGCTTCTGGGAAAAATAAAAAAATTAAAGGGAAAAGAGTGATGGAAACCGTTGAGACAATTAATCTTGTTGATGAATACAACAAATTGAAAACAGAGAATGAGCAGCTGCGGAACGATAATAATCGCTTGGCTTGTCTTGCTATCGACAATGCAAAAGATACAGGACGAGCATTGATGTATCGTAAAATACTGCAACAAATCGCAGATGAAGCCTCTGGTCATGGTCAGGCTCTTGCGTATGCGACACTGAAGGAGAAAGAGTGATGGAAACCGTTGAACAGATCAGCAAGCTACAGTTGCAACTCAAGATACTTCAGGACGATGAAATGCAACACACTAAAACCATCCAAAATCTGTCAAAAATGGCGGCGCGGTTTCGCAAAGGGCTAGATCGGATATACGACCTGCACAATAGCGGCGATGAATATAGCGAGCGAGAGATCAACGAAAAGACTTATGAAATCGTTGTTTACGCGCTAGCGGGGTATAAGTGATGGCAATATGTAACTGCCTGTTGCGCAGAGAAACCTGCAACTGCGAACACTCGGCTGATCTGATCGACAGGTTGAACAATGTGAAGACGGACGTGAACGACTACTTCGTGATCGTAGATGCTGTCAACGCAATCACCGCGCTGCGGACCAAGTTGAAAGAGCTATCCGAGGACATATGTCTACAGCGGGATGATGCGTGGGACGAGGGGTTTGCCTGCGGTCGCGAGCAAGGCCAACGTCTCGATGATCGCGGCAGCAATCTGGACGGGAACTGAGCGATGATGCTCGACCCAGACTGCTTCATCAGCGTGATGCTGATCGCGTCTGCTGCGTGTATCGCCACAGCAATAACCATAATGATCCAGTCAATGATGAGGGACGACGATGATAACCTATGACCTACCGGCGGCAGACTACCACGCCATCGACGCGCTCTCGGCGAGTGGCGCGAAGCTATTGCTGAAGTCACCGGCGCACTACTTAGCGGCGAAGGAGCACCAGCGCGATCCGACACCGGCGATGGCGTTCGGATCGCTCGTACACTCTCTCGTGCTTGAGCCGAACACGGTCGACGATCTCTACATCGCGTCGCCGAAGTTCGACAAGCGCACGACTGCCGGGAAGGCTGCGGCTGAGAAGTTCGACGCGACCGCAGGCGGCAGGACCGTCGTCGACATGGACCTGTTCCAGAAGGCGCAGCGCGTCGGTGATTCCGTCCGCTCGCACCACCGCTACAGCGAGCTGCTGAAGGGCGCGAAGTTCGAGGCGTCGATGTTCTGGGACCAGCACGGCGTGCCGTGTAAGGCCAGAGCAGACGCGCTGAACGGCTCCTCGATCATCGACATCAAGACGACGAGGGACGCATCGCCGGACGGGTTCGCTCGCAGCGTCGCGACGTTCCAGTACCACCTACAGGCGGCGCACTACCTCGATGGCTACAGCATCGCCTCGGGCTTCATGGCAGAGCGTTTCGTGTTCATCGCAGTCGAGACTGAGGCACCGTTCGCCGTCGGCGTGTACGTGCTCGACGCGGCGAGTATTGCCGGTGGTGCTGAGCTGATGTCGCAGGCCGCGAGGGCGTATCGGATCTCGCAGAACGCATCTGCGTGGAAGGGTTACTCGCCGGACATCGTCGAGATCGCTGTGCCAAGATACGCGATGCCTGTGGAGATGGGCTGACCGCGATCTGGACAGCATCGCATAAATCGGACAGATATACGTGAGGGAGAACATAATGACTGAGACGATACACCTTATGGTGAGGATGATGGACGAGCGGCGCATCGAGCGCGGCCTGTCAAAGCGAGACCTGTCGCTCAAGGCGGGGCTGGCTCACGGCACGTTCTGGCATATCACGAAGAAGCCAGAGGGCATCACGTTGGGTACGGCCATCGCGCTGTGCGAGGTGCTAAACTTCACGCTGCAAGTCAGCGTCCTGCGCGACGTGTTCGGTGACGAGGTTACGGATCGCGAGATCGGTGCTGCGGCATGAGGTATCTCTCCGTCTGCTCCGGCATCGAAGCCGCGACCGTTGCGTGGCATGGCCACGGCTTTCAGCCGCTTGCGTTCAGCGAGATCGAGAAGTTCCCGCGTCAGGTTCTCGCGCACCACTATCCCGATGTTCCGCTGCACGGTGACTTTACCGTTCTGCGTGAGCAGGACTGGATTGGCGACGCCGATGTTCTTGTTGGCGGCACGCCGTGCCAAGCGTTTAGCGTGGCCGGACTTCGTAATAGCCTCGACGATGATCGTGGCAACTTGACCCTAGAGTTTGTGAGACTTGCAAATGCAATCGACGATCTTCGACCTACTGGATGCGGAACCGTCATCGTATGGGAGAACGTCCCCGGAGTGCTCTCCGTTAAAGACAACGCCTTCGGGTGCTTCCTCGGGGCGCTTGTCGGAAACGATGACCCCATCGTCCCGACAGGGGGAAAGTGGACAAGTGCGGGTATGGTTGTGGGACCGAAAAGATCAGCAGCGTGGCGAGTTCTCGACGCTCAATATTTCGGAGTGGCCCAACGACGCCGTCGTGTGTTCGTTGTCGCAAGTTCTAGAGACGGATTCGATCCCGCAGAAGTTCTTTTTGAGCGCGAAGGCTTGCGCCGGAATACTCCGCCGAGCAGAGAGCAGGGGAAAGAAGTTGCGGCCACAGTTGCACAATGCTTTGACCGCCAACGTAGCGACGAATATGGGACCGACGACGTCGCATCGACAATGAGTGCGCGGGACTACAAGGCGGCGACTGGCCTTGTAACACAACCAATCGCATTTGAACCAGGAAAACTAAAACGCTTAGGTTATGGCGATGCCGAACCTGGTTTATCCCCTACGTTGCGTGCTGATGCGGGTGACAATCAATTGGCTGTAGCCCAACCGATACCGCTTGACATGATGAATATCAAAGGACGACCCTCCGATGATAATCGTATTGGGCGCGGCTATGGTGAAGAAGGGGATCCAATGCTCACCATTACAAAAGCCAATCATCATTGGGTAGCGCAACCAATCACCTTCGGAGCGCAGATGTCGAACCCCCAGACGGATGTTGATATGGTTCAAACGCTCGGTGCCAAGAACCCGATGGCCGTCACCTACTCCATCATGCCAATGAACTCAGGCAAGGATTACAAGGCACGGGAAGCCGATGTAGCGCAGCCCGTGTTGGCCGGTGGCCCTAGCGGAGGGAATCAGGGTGGTGATTACGTGATGCAGTCAATGGCTTACGCATCATATGGCGGTGTCGTTCGTAAACTTGAAGATGTTATGTCTACTTTAGACGCCGCCAGAGAAAGCCGTGGCACTAATCAACAGCGGTTTATACATCAACATATGGCCGTCCGCCGTCTCACGCCGCGTGAGTGCGAGCGCCTGCAAGGATTCCCCGACGACTATACGGCAATACCAAAAGCGGCAGACGGGCCGCGCTACAAGGCGCTTGGTAATTCGATGGCCGTGCCAATAATGGCGTGGATCGGTGAGCGCATCGCAAGGGAGATTGGACAATGATCATCGGGATTGACCCCGGCGCTTCTGGCGCTATCGCTGCCTTCAACGTGGAGACAGGCCACCTGTCCGTGATGGATATGCCCGTGATGGAAGTCATGCGCGGCAAGACGGTGAAGCGCGAGCTGAACGCACCGCTGCTGGCGGGTATCTTCAACGACCTCGACGCCAACTTCAAGATCACGGCTGTCTACTTCGAGAAGATAGGCGCGATGCCGGGGCAGGGCGTCTCGTCGATGTTTGCCTTTGGTCGCAACGTCGGCACCATCGAGGGCATCATGGCCGCGCTGGAGTGGCCCGTCAGCTACGTCACGCCTCAGGCGTGGCAGAAGGCGGCCAGCGTGCGGCAGGGCAAGGACGGTTCGCGCATGAGGGCCATCGAATTATTCCCGAGTTATGCACAGCTTTTCGCTCGCAAGAAGGACGATGGCCGGTCAGACGCCGCGCTGATCGCTTGGTACGGGGCGACACGGTAACCCTTTCGCGGCAGGGATACGCCGCGACCGGCACCACAGCGGGACTGCGGTATCTGAGTACGTAGGAGAAACACGATGTTATCATTTCCGCAGAGCAGTTCAGGTCGTCCGTGGGCGCGTCTCGACGCACGCACGGGGCTGATGTTTATCTCGTCGCCGGAGGGCGACAAGGTACCCGTCGACCTGAAGGGCAAGGCGCTCGGCTTCGACATTGCCAACGCCAAGCAGGGTTGGCTCGCAGTCGGCACGGCAGGCGCTGACTGGCAGGACTTGCCCGAAGGCGGTGGGTGGGGCAACCCGCCGAGCGCAGACCACAAGCCAGCCGTCGACATCGACATCTGGTGCAAGGACCCCGCGTTTGGCGACGCTCCGCTGCGCACGTCACGCGGCAACTCGCGTGCCTTTACGCAGTTGGTGCAGGAGATCGCAAAGAAGGTGGGCGACGTGCAGGGCGGTGCTGAAGCGTCAAAGCGTGCGCTTCCGCTGATCAGGATCGACGCCGTGCGCATCGTGAAGGTCGGTCAGGGCACAAGTGTCTCGTTTGACTTCACGCTCGCGCAGATTGCTAATTGGGTTCCGCGAGTTGGTGTGGCTGAGACGGCTGCGCCTGCTGCTGCATCTTCAGAGCCAGCGGCTAGGCCAGTGGCGTCTCTCGGTGGCGGTGCTGCGCCTGAGTTCTAAGAGATACGAAAAGACCGCCGGTACGCCTTAAACTCGTTCCGGCGGCCAAGTCTGGGAGGAAACCGGCAGCGGGAGGCCACCGATGAGTGAGACAGTAATGCAAGAGAATTCCAAAGTCGATACCTACACCATGCAGCTCGCGTTTGCGGCTGGTGGTTACAAGGACGTGATCCTGACGCCCAAGACGTACTCGCTGCGGCAGCTCTCCGAGCGCCTGAGCCAAGTCCGCGTCGGGCCAAAGGATGGCGCGTACATGATACGCGGGGGCGATCTCAGCATCACGAAGCGCTCGGACGAGAACCTCAACACGGCTGAGCTGATCATACTCGACGGCGACAGCTCGTTCGATCCCGAGACGGGTGAGATATCGCCCGGCGCTCCCTCGATCTACGCCACACATGAGGCGCTGCGCGGGATGGGCATCGCCCACATCATACACACAAGCCACAGCAACAGGGGCGAGGACGGCGTCGTCTCGTTCTGGAAGTACCGCGTCGTGATACCGTGCCGCACGGCGTCCGTGGACGAGCTGCGCGACGGCGTGGACTTCCTTATCGCGCAGCTGCACGAGCGGGGTGTCTACATCGCGGAGGTCAGTGAGAACTACCGCTGGAGCCAGCCGTGGTTCCTGCCGCGTGTGCCGACGGAGGATGAGAAGTCGCGCTTCGTGCACCGCGAGTTTATCGACGGCGAGATCATGGAGATCGCGACAGCGTCACGGTGGGCGTGGGCGCGGAAGCAGAACGACATGGTCGAGGAGACGGTGATATCGAATAGCGGCATCATCACGGCACACCCACCAGCGACGTCGTCTCTGATCTCGGACTTCAACGCCGCGCACGGCATCGAATGGGTGCGCGATCAGCTCTCAAGGGCAGGCTATCGCTTCTCATACTTCGACAAGCGCAGGGGCGTGTACCGCTACACGCGACCGGGATCGGAGACGGGTGTCGCCGGTGTCGTCGTGTTTCGGGGAAGCCGTGGCGATTGGTGCGTGTACTCGCACCACGGTGCCGCCGATCCGCTTTCGGGAAAGACGAGCGATCCGTTCTCGCTGCTGGCGACGCTGAATTTCGCTGGGGATAACTCTCAGGCATACCGTTCTATCGCTCCGCGTGAGCCGACGATCACGGAGCAGCTCGCCAGTCGTGCTGCGGCTGCGGACATTACGCAGGTGGAACAGGCGAAGCCCGAACCGCAAACGAATAAGGAACCCGCGCCCGATGCACAGATCACGCCGGAGCGCAAGCTGTTCGACATCGTTCACTTCAGCGAGCTGCGTGAGGAGGCTGTGCAGTGGGTCGTGCGTGACCTGATACCGGCTAACGGCTTCGTGGCTCTGTTCGGTAGGCCCGGCAGCTACAAGTCGTTCGTCGCCATGTACATCGCCAGCCAGATAGCGTCTGGCGGCAGCGTATTCGGCAAGGAGACGACGAAGGGCGGCGTGCTGTACGTGGCAGCGGAGGGGCAGGGCGGCATCTTCAAGCGAACGGCTGCGCTGATGCAGAAGTACGAGATACCGGCTGCGGCGGAGTTTTACTTCCTGCGCCAGCCGCTGAACCTGCGCTCGTCGCTCAAAGACCTCGACACGCTGACGGCATCTCTTGAGGCGAAGAACGTCAGGCCGTCTCTCATCATACTCGACACGCTGGCGCGGAACTTCGGCAATGGCGAGGAGAACTCGGCGACCGACATGGGTGCATTTATCATGGTGATAGGTGAGATGCAGCGCAGGATCGGCTGCGCCGTCATGGTGGTCCACCACGCAGGCAAGGACGACACGAAGGGTATGCGTGGATCGTCTGCGTTACTCGGTGCCGTCGACGCGGAGCTGGAGTGCGTGCGCACGTCCGAGAAGGAAGACGAGAAGCGAACGGGCAAGATCACGTCGACGAAGATGAAGGACGGCGAGGACGGTGTCGAGCACCACTACAGCATGGCGGTGCGCTACGTCTCGCCGACGGACAATACGATTACGTCTCTCGTGATCGAGCCGATTGATGCGCCAGACATGGCTGCGTCTGGCAAGTCTCGCAACAGGTCGAGCCGCGTGCAGAGCGAGGCAGAGTTGAGCTTCAGCATGGCCATGAAGGAGGGGTCGATTATCGTCTCTGGCGTGGGGCCAATACCCGACGGGACGCGGTGCGTGAGGGAGGAGATGTGGCGCAACTACTTCCAGCAGGTCAGCGTATCGGAGCACGGTGATGCCCAGCGCAAGGCGTGGCAGAGAGCCAAGCAGGGGATGCGTGATAGCGGTCGCGTCGGCTTCTACTCGCCATACTTCTGGGAAACTGGTGAGGATTAGGGCGTGACATTTGAGTGTGACATATGGCGTGACAGTGTGACTTCAACTGGTTCTGCGATAGGACCGGTAGCGTGACATCTCACACACCCCCCTCTTTAGAGGGGGGGTGTAATGTCACACTGACGGTATCGGGACATTTATCTAGCGTGACACGTAGAGTTTGTGGAGAGGGAGAGTGAAGATGGAGCAGATGAGTTTGACGGGGCTAGATGAGGTGAAGCCGACGTGCGCGTCGTGTCACTACTGGTATGGCAATCGGAGTGGTGATCGCATGGGGTGGTGCCGAAGACACTCACCGAGAACCGTGTACGGAAAGGATCAGACGAAGTTCCCGGAGATGTGGGGTGGCGAGTGGTGCGGAGATTACCGCGAGATGAAGCAGGGGGATGGAAGATGAAGCCAGTTGCCGTGTTGCCGGTTGCGAGGATCGGCGTCGGGACGTGTGGGGAGTGTCGCTACTGGTTGAGGGATCAGGAGCAGGATGACAGTGGCGAGATCGTGGGGGAGTGCCGCAGATCGCCGCCGACGTTCACGGTCGTGTTCGTGCCGGAGGAGCCGACGCCGTTTGTCTCAGGGTCGAGCGACTGGCCGTCGGTTGCCGACGACGCGTGGTGCGGCGAGTTCTCGCCGAAGTACGGGAGGCAGTGATGGGCAAAGCGGCAGCCGCATCCCGGCGCGTGATCATCGGCGATCAGGAGTACCACGTGGCGCAGGCCAGAGCGCGGGACGTGCAGTACGCGCTCGAGCCTCTCGACAGGACGGCGAAGGAGTTCGAGGGGCGGTGGGGCTGCGAGCGGCTGATCCGTCTCGTCGCTCCGGCCACAGCCGCGAAGGTCGGTGCCGTGCAGCGCCGCCTTGATGACGCCATCGCGATGAACAACGCGGAGGGCGTGGCACGAGACGCGGCGATCATGCAGCGTGCGTGGCAGGCGATGCAGGACGAGGCACTCGCGGCTGGTCACGCGCCACAGCCGACCGGCGTCTGGTCGATTGACTGGAAGGGCGAGGCGTGGACGGTCGTGCTGGATCGGGCAGACCTAGACACGGTCGCTCGTGCGGCGGAAGATGCCGGGCGTGTCGTGTCGCTCAACGAGCTGCTTCTCGCGTATAACGAGTATCGGACGCGGATTACGGATGCGGTGAAGGCGACGTTCGCCGGGGCCGAGGTGGTCGCGATACGGCAGACGGAACTCGGTCGCGAGATCGACGACGAGATACCGTTCTAGGAAGGCGCAGGACGGCTGCGCGTGCGGTTTAGGTAGGTGGGTATGGAAAACGTAACGGATGCCGCTCAGCGGCGCTCGTACAGCGATACAGGGGTGGTCTATGGTCAGAGATGAGCTTGATGCGGTCGAGGAAGGGGTGGATGGAAACGCGAGTTGCGGTAGTATGATACCACCTACTAAGATAGTTGCGGTCAGGGATGAGAAGGGGCGCATCCAAAAGGGATCGACGGCGATGAATCCGGGAGGGTTCAGCAAGAGGCAGTTGCAGCTGAAACGGGCGATAGACGCGCTCTCGCTGCCTGCAATCGCCACGCTCGCCAGATTGCTCGACAGCGAGAACGCCGGGGCTGCGCTGGGTGCGGCCAAGGAAGTGCTTGACCGGAACCTCGGCAAGGTGCGCCAGCGCGTGGACGTGGACGTATCGGTCGAGCATACGCACGTCATGCACCTCGATGCGCTGAAGCGCCTGAACGACAAGGCGAGGCAGACCGCTGACACGATAGTGATCGACCACGTCGCGTCCGAATAGGGCTTGCTCATGCGGGACGTGACGCGGGACAACCGATAGCGTCCCACTGAAACGGTGGTTGACATATGGGACGCGGCGTCCTACAACGTCTAAGGCTTGGCGGTGCGGGAGGGGAATCGGGTGGCGGGAACGCGCCAGACCCCCCCCGGCCCCCCGGCTGGCGGGGGCGGCTGCTGCAATGACCCCCCCGCCCACCGCACACACAACGCACAGGAACACGAAAATGGAAATCGGATACACGAGAACAAGCACCACGGAACAGGTCGCCGGGTACGAGGCACAGCAGCGCGACTTAGCTGCAGCCGGAGCCGAGCGCATATTCGCCGAGCAAGTGTCGAGCGTCGCCAAGCGCGAGCAGCTCGACGCCGCGCTTGACTACTTACGAGATGGAGACGTGCTCATCGTGACGAAGCTCGACCGGCTCGCACGCAGCGTCGGCGACCTCGTCGGCATCGTCGACCGCATCGAGAAGCGCGGCGCATCCCTACGCATCCTCGCCATGAACCTCGACACGCGCACTCCCACGGGCAAGCTGATGCTGAACGTGATCGGCAGCGTGGCGCAGTTCGAGCGTGAGATGATGCTGGAGCGCCAGCGTGAGGGCATCGCGAAGGCGAAGCGCGACGGGAAGTACCTCGGGCGCAAGCCGACGGCGATGGCCAAGGGCGACGCCGTGGTCGAGCTTATCGCGCAGGGTATGGCCCCGACGCAGATCGCCAAGCGCTTGGGCATAGCGAGATCGTCTGTCTACCGCGTGATCGAGGCCAAGCTGCAGCCATAGCGTCACCCCCACCCCCCCCTACCCGTCACGATATTTCACAGCGCGTCACGAAAATTCACAAAGTTGTGGTATTCGTGACGCGTTTTCATGTGGCGGGACAGCGATATGGTTGAGCGGATACCGTTGCGCGTGAAGCAGATCGACCACCTCACGCGCAAGATCATCGTGCGCGAAGATGGGTGCCACGTGTGGACGGGCACGATATCGCAGGGCGGGTATGGCGTGATGGTGATCACGGACGGCGGTCAGCGGATACGCGCCCGTGCGCACCGCATCGCGTATCAGATTGCGCACGGCGAAATACCAGACGGGTTGTACGTATGCCACAGCTGCGACGTGAAGCTGTGCGTGAACCCCGACCACCTGTTTGCGGCGACGCAGGCCGAGAATATGCGTGACATGTCGCGCAAGAGCAGGGCGCGGAACGAGCACAATTACGAGGCGTCTCCCGTCGCGATAGAGATGCTGAAGCGCGGCGCGTATCAGGTCGACATACAGCGGATCACCGGCATCCCATTGCTTCAGCTGCGCGAATTGGCTAGACACGTCGGCGTGGAGCTACGCCTGAAGGGGAGCAACGATGGCCGCTACTGACGCAGCAACGACGTTCGACGAGTTCATATCTCTTTATCGAGACAACCCCGTCGGCTTCGTGCGTGACGTGCTCGGCCAGTCGCCGACGAAGTGGCAGGAGGACGCCCTGCGCAAAGTCGCAGCAGGTCGCCGGCGCATCAGCATCCGCGCCGGTCACGGTGTCGGTAAGAGCACTGTCTGCGCGTGGGCCGTAGTCTGGTTTATGTGTACGCGCTTCCCGCAGAAGACCGTGATGACGGCACCCACCGCCGGGCAGTTGTTCGACGCTCTCTTCTCCGAGCTGAAGGCGCAGGTCAACCGCCTGCCCCCGGTGCTGCGCGACAGCTTTGACGTGTTCAGCGACAGGATCGCGCTGAAGGGTGCGCCCGAGAGTTCGTTCGCATCGGCACGCACGTCGTCGTCCGACCGGCCAGAGGCTCTCGCGGGTATCCACAGCGAGCACGTATTGCTGATCATCGACGAGGCGTCAGCCGTGCCTGAAGCCGTGTACGAAGCCGCAGCCGGTTCGATGTCGGGACACTCGGCCTGCACGATCCTGATCGGCAACCCGACGAGAAATAGCGGTATGTTCTACAAGACGCACCACGAGCTGGCGAGCGACTGGGAGACGATGCACGTAAGCTGCGTCGACAACGCTCTCGTGTCGTCGGACTTCGTCGACCAGATCAGGACGACGTATGGCGAGGAGAGCAACGCGTATCGCATCCGCGTGCTGGGCGAGTTTGCTGTAGCCGACGACGACACGCTGATCGCGGCTGAGATCGTCGACAGCGCGATGACGCGTGACGTGTCCGGCACTGAGCATGACGTGATGGTGTACGGCGTCGACGTCGCACGCTTCGGGTCTGACCGGTCGGCATTGTGCAAGCGCCGGGGGAATGTCGTGATCGAGGTGAAGTCGTGGGGCGGCCTAGACCTGATGCAGCTCGTGGGCGCAATCGTCAACGAGGCCAACATCGACCGGCCCGACGAGATATGCGTCGACACAATCGGCTTAGGCTCGGGCGTCGCTGACCGCTTGCGAGAGATGGGCTACAACGTGCGCGACGTGAATGTCGCTGAGACGTCTGCGATGAACCCAAACGCCAACCGGCTGCGCGACGAGCTGTGGCTCTCGGTGCGCGACTGGCTGTCAACACGCGGCGTAAAGATACCCAACGACGCGTCGCTGCGGCACGAGCTGGTCGCTCCGAGGTATACGTTTACGTCCACCGGCAAGATCGTCGTGGAATCGAAAGACCTGATGCGCAAGCGCGGTATGAGGTCGCCCGATCTTGCTGACGCGCTGTGCCTGACGTTTGCCGGCAATGCTGCGCTGGTGGGCGGCAGGGCGTCGTCGTGGCTCAAGGGCAAGCCACTGCGGCGAAACCTTGCAGGGGTCGTCTGAACGGTGTAACTTGCGCCGCATTGATTTACATACCCACAAGGGGGACGCGACATGAGTACGATTATCAAGGACAGCAACGGTCAACTGGTGCCTACGGTCGGCACTCTTGGTGTTACGCAGGTGTTTACCGTGACGAACAGCTCGGTGGCGAGCACGGCGTTTGGTGCGACGACGACGCTTGTGCGCGTTGCGGCGTCTCTCGGCCACTGCCACATCGCATTTGGCACAGCCCCGACGGCGAGCGTCACGACGTCTGCCATGATCCCAGTGAACGACGCGCAAATCTTTGCCGTCACGCCCGGGCAGAAGATGGCCGTGATCAAGGACGCCTCAGTTACATCGTCTACCGTGTCAGTGACGGAGTTCCTGTAATGGAATCATGCCCCGTTGAGACACACGATATTACGGCGAACCTGCGCAATCGCGGCAAGGCTATCGACAAGGCCAACTACGGCCCGATGGACCCAGAGCAGCGCAATGACCGCTTCTGGGCGATGAAGGCGCAGTCGTGGGACGTAACGCCGGACGAGGCAAAGACGCAGCTCTGCGGTAATTGCTCTGCGTTTAACCAGACATCTGCGATGATGGAGTGCATCCGCACCGGCATCGAGGGGAAGGATACGGAACGTGATTCGATGGACGTTATCGAAGCTGGCGACTTGGGATACTGCGAGATATTCGATTTCAAGTGCGCTGCTAGCCGTACGTGCGACGCTTGGATCGTCGGTGGCCCGATCAAGGATGAGGGCGATGAGGGCGACGAGGCCGAGGATGAGTACGAGTATACAGACGAGGACGATGAGCTTGCTGGTGCGATGATGGATGAGGAAGCGGCCTGATGGTTGCCAAGAAGGTTAAACCGTTTCGATAGAGAGTTAACCCATGACCAAGCCGATCAACTTATCCATCTGCATCCCGGCACGCGACCACGTAGACGCCGGGTTCGCTCACGATCTCGCGACGCTGTCTGCGCACTGGTACGGCGCAGCACCCGTCGGCTCCAAGTTCAACATCCACATGGTCAGCGGTACGTTAATCGCTGACCAGCGCCAGAAGCTCGTAAAGATTGCGCTGAAGGAAGGCGCTGACTGGATACTCTTCCTCGACAGCGATATGCGCTTTCCGAAAAACGTCGTGCATCGTTTGATGGCGCACGATCTCGACATCGTCGCCGCGAACTATGCGACGCGCAGGATGCCGACGAAGACGGTCGCGTTCTCGAACTTCGAGAAGCTGGAGTGCATCTACTGGGACGAGGCAACGCAAGTCCTGCAAGAGGTAGACGCCGTAGGTATGGGCGTCATGCTGATCAAGGCGCAAGTGTTCAAGGCGCTCCCGCAGCCGTGGTTCCAGATCGGGTACGCGCCAAAGAGCGAGGCGTTTGTGGGCGAGGATATCTATTTCTGCAAGCTGGCGCAGAGGCACGGGTTCAAGGTTATGATCGACAATGCCGTGTCAGCAGAAGTGCGACACATAGGCGTATTCGAGTTTTCGCATGAGCACGCCGAGGCCGAGCGTGACATGGACAGCATGGTTATGGCCGAGATCGAAGGGGCAGCAGCATGAAGAAGATGAGCAAGGTGCAGGCGAAGATGGGTCAAATTATGGGCGAATACAAGAAGGGTACGCTTAAGGCAGGCGTGAACCCGAAAGGTCCGGCCAAGGCACCGATGGCCAAGAGCCGCAAGCAGGCCGTCGCGATTGCGATGTCCGAAGCCGGAAAGATGAAGCGCAAGTGAAGCACTTCTACGAGGAGATCGAGGGCTGGTTTCAGTTCTCAAAGCCGTACCTTGAAGCCGTCGCGTCAGCTCGCGACGGTGCCGTGTTTGTTGAGCTTGGCTGCTGGAAGGGGCGATCCGCATCCTTCATGGGCGTAGAGATCGTCAACTCCGGCAAGGCTATCGAGTTCAACTGCGTCGATCACTGGAAGGGCAGCGACGACGTCCACCTCGCCGATCCCGAGATCAAGAACATCGCGAAGATATTTCGCGCCAACATGAAGCGCATCGACGGGTTGAACCTCGTCATCCACCGGGGCGAAAGCCCAGCCGCAGCCGAGAAGTTCGCCGACGAGAGCTGCGACTTTGTCTGGATCGACGCCGGTCACGACTACGCCTCTGTTCTGGCGGATATTAATGCGTGGCTCCCGAAGGTGAAGCGTGGTGGCGTGATCGGTGGCGACGACTACCCTATGGACGGCGTGGGGCAAGCTGTGAGAGAAGTATTCCCGAAACCAGAGATCGGCACAGAACGTGGCTGGTCATGGTGGCGCGTCCGAAAGGTATAGGCACATGATTAACGAAGCAGCACTCGGTGGGTACGATCCTGAGCTTATCCCGCAGCGCGTCCTGAACGACGACAGCGGTATGCTCGTACCTACGTCCGACCAGCCGATGGACGAGGAAGATTTCCGATATCGCGTTCGGCAGGCAATCGAGGACTGCGCAACCTATATCGACAGCTATATCGCGCCGGATCGCGAGACGGCGATGAACTACTACCTCGGCAATCTGTTCGGGAATGAGGAAGCTGGTCGCTCTCAGGTCGTGATGACCGAGGTGCGCGATACAGTTCTCGCCATGATGCCGAGCCTTCTGCGCATCTTTGTCGGAGGCACGAAGACGCTGGAGTTCGTCCCAAAGAGCGCTGAAGATGTCGAAGCCGCCGAGCAGATGACGGACCTCATCGACTATATCTTCTCGCAAGAGAATAACGGATTCCGCATCCTGCACGACGCCATGAAGGACGCGCTGATCCTGAAGGATGGCGTCCTGACGTGGTACGTGCGGACGGACGAGACGGTCGAGGAGTACAACTATTCCGGCCTGTCGCAGGACGAGGTCGCGTTTATCTTGTCTCAGCCGGGCGTCGAGATGATCGAGATGGTCGAGCATATGTCGATGACGCAGATGCAGACCAACGTCATCCCGATGGACCCGATGATGTCCGTCGAGCCGCCAACGATCTCGATGCGCGTGCGTCGCATTAACAAGACGCCGAAGTATGTCGTCGAGTGCATCCCGCCCGAGCAGTTCCTGATCGACAACGAGGCACCGACAATCGACGAGGCTCTCATCGTCGGTCGGCGCAAGCTCGCGACGGTGTCCGAGCTGGTGGCGATGGGGTACCCGCGTGAAGTCATCGAGGAGAACGCAGGCTCTGGCGGCTTCGAGATGAACATGGAGACGCTCGCACGCAACCCGGCAGACCAGTCGTTCTTTGGTATTACGCAGGGCGCTGACGAGAGCACGGACAAGGTCTACTACGTCGAGGCGTACATCCGCATCGACAAGGACGGTGACGGTATCGCCGAGCTGCACAAGGTCTGCACGGTCGGGAACGGCGCAGTCGTACTTCACGACGAGATCGTGCAGCAGGCACCGTTTGCGCTGCTGTCACCGGATCCGACACCCCACACGATCTTCGGTAAGTCTATTGCCGATCAGACGATGGACTTGCAGCTCATCAAGTCTGCCATTGTCCGCAACACGCTCGACAGCCTCGCGCAGTCAATCCACCCGCGCACAGCCGTCGTCGAATCACAAGTCAACATGGACGACGTGATGAACAACGAGACGGGCGCAGTTATCCGTATGCGCTCGATGGGTGCCGTGCAGGCTCTCTCGACGCCGTTCGTCGGGCAACCGGCTCTCGGGGTGCTTGCATACCTAGACGACGTGAAGACGCAGCGCACGGGCATCTCACGCGCATCGCAGGGGCTTGACGGCGACGTGTTGCAGTCAACCACCCGGTCAGCCGTGCAGGCACAGCTCTCGTCGTCGCAGGAGCGCATCGAGATGATCGCTCGCCTGTTCGCTGACGGCTTGAAGCGCTGCTTCCAAGGCTTGCTGAAGCTCGTCGTGCAGCATCAGGACAAGCCGAAGATTATTCGCCTGCGCAACAAGTTCGTGCCAATCGACCCGCGCAGCTGGGACGCGAATATGGACATGGTCGTCAACATCGCGCTTGGTCGCGGTTCAGACGACCAGCGTATGCTGTTCCTGATGCAGATACTCGCGCAGCAGAAGGAAGTGATCGAGAAATACGGCCCGAATAACCCGCTCGTAGACTTGCAGCAGTACCGCAATACGCTCGCGCAGGTGATCCAGTTGTCCGGGTTCCAAGACCCGTCGCAGTTCGTGAAGGAAGTCGACCCGGCTGCGGTCGACGCGTATATGCAGCAGATGTCGCAGCAGCAGAAGCCGATGGACCCGACCGAGATGCTGGCTCAGGTTCAGGCGAAGCAGATTGAGGCCGACATCCTGATCGCTGCCGCAAAGCAGGAGCTGGAGACGAAGAAGGCGCAGGCAGACGCGGACTTTAAGCGCGATCAGCTCATGGTCGACGCGATGCTCAAGGCGGCAGAGATCGAGGCGAAGTACGGATCACAAGTCAACATGGCCGTGATTAACGCCGAAGTGAACCGCCAGCGCACCGAGATACAGGAGATGTTCTCTCTCCAAGCGCAGCGCGAGCAGGCCATGCTGAATATGAACCAGATACCGCAACAGGCACCGGCACCGCAGATGATGCCGCCAATGCCTCCGCAGATGATGTAACAGGACGCAATGACCCCGCACGAACTCGAAGACATCTACCGCGCCGCTACGTCTCTTGCGAGAGACAAATCAACGGACGAAGTGCTGCGTCGCATGGAGCAGTCGTATATCGAGAAATGGAAGATGTCGCACCCGGATAGGGGCGACGATAGGGATGATGCGTACAGGATGGTGCGTGCCATAGGCGAGTTCAGAAACGAGCTAACTGCGCTGGCCGCAGAGCCGACTGTGACTGCTTTCAACCGCCGCTTGAAACGCGGCCCATAAGGGAGTATTTAAGATGGTATCAGCCGAACAATCCCAAGGCGGGGAACTCGGTGTTGCAGAAGCAGCAGCGAAAATGGATGCCCTACTGGGAGCCAAAGATGGCCAACCCGAAGCACCCAAGAGAGCTATTGCCCCTGCCGAGGCTCCAGAGGCCGAGGCGTCGGGGTACGAAGGCGAAGAGACTGAATCGGATGGGGCCGACCCAGCGTATGACGCTGCCCCGGAAGGTGAAGAGCCGGAGTACTCCGAGGATACCGAAGGCGCGGATACAGAACCGCTTCCGCTTGACGCACTCGTCACCGTTAAGATTAACGGCAAGACTGAGAACATCACGCTGAAGGAGGCTCTCGAAGGCTACCAACGGAACTCCGATTACACGAGGAAGACGCAGGCGCTAAAGCAGGAGGTGCAGACCTTCGCGCAGGAGCGTCAGCAAGTGGAAGTCGAGAAGCAGCAGTACGGTCAGCTCATTAATGCGCTGCACCAACAGCTACAGCAATTCGCGCCGCAGGAACCCAACTGGGAGCAACTGCATCGCGATGACCCGCTCAACTTCCCAATCGTCGAGAAGCAGTGGAGAGACTATAAGGAGCGTGTGGCTGCGACAGGAGCCGAGCGCGAACGTATGGCTCACATGGCCTCTCAGCAGGAGCAGGCGCAGCTTCAGCACATGGTCGAGCGTGGTAGGGAATACCTGTTCAACAAGGTGCCGGAGTGGAAAGACGCGCAGAAGTGGAACGAGGCAAGGAGCAGGCTTCGCGACTATGGCCAGAAGGTTGGCTATACGGACGAGGAACTCGGAGCCGCATACGATCCACGGGCGATCTTGGTGCTTGATAAAGCGAGACGCTACGACGCAATGATGGCCAATCGTCCCAAGCCAGACCAGTCTGCCGGGCCGAAGCCAATGCGTTCAGGCACTATCGCCAACACTCCACGCGCAGCGACGGAAGTCTCTCGTGCAAAGGATCGTCTCAGTAGAACCGGTAGCGTCGATGACGCTGCTAAACTTTTTGGACTTCTCGACAGGAGAAAATGATCATGGCTTCAGTTACCAACGCAAAGACGTACAACGCCGTCAATTCGATGCGCGAAGACCTCTCGAACATCATCTACGACATCAGCCCAACCAGCACCCCGTTCACGTCAAATATCGGTCGTGACACGGCTGACAACACATACTTTGAGTGGCAGACAGACGTACTCGCAGCCGCAGACGGCTCGAACGCAGCACTCGAAGGCGCAGCCGCCGGTGACGCTGACTTCGTTGCCACCAACCGCGTCGCGAACTACACGCAGATTTCTACGAAGATCGTTGCCGTCTCCGGCACGGCTCAGTCGGTCAACATGGCCGGTATGCGCACTCTCTTGGCTTATGAGCAGGCCAAGAAGGCAAAAGAGCTGAAGCGCGACGTCGAGAAGATCATCTGCTCGAACCAAGCAGGCAACGCAGGCAGCACGTCAGCTGCCCGTAAGACTGCCGGTCTACCTGCGTGGCTGATCACAAACAGCATCGCGAACTCAGCCGTCGTCCCTACGATGTCGTCTGCTCCAAACGGCTATCCGAATGCCGCGTGGACATCTCTCTCGACCTCGACTGACGTCGCCTTCACAGAGACGATGCTGAAGACAGCGATCCAGAGCGTCTGGACGCAGGGCGGAGAGCCAACAATCCTGATGACCGGTCCGTACAACAAGACCGTCGCATCCGGCTTCGCTGGCCTCGCTGCGCAGCGTATGTACAACGACTCAGCAGCTCCGCTGAAGATCGTTGCGACCGCTGACATCTACCTCTCGGACTTCGGTCAGGTGTCGATTGTACCTAACCGCTTCTTCGACGAGCGCTTCGCTATCGTCATGGACCCAGAGTACGCATCTATCTCGTACCTCCGCCCATACGAGACAATCGACATCGCCTCAACTGGCGATGCGACGAAGAAGGAACTCGTCGTGGAGTACGGCCTGCGCATCAAGAATGAGCTGTCCGCTGCCGCGATTGCGAACCTCACGCCGTCGGCTTAATCTGATCGGGGCCGGGTAACACCGGCCCCTATCACTTGAGGGGAGAGAACAATGGCTGAAGAATTTGCGCCTGGCGTGTTCACACTGGGCTACGACGGCTTCACCGGCGAAATGTCAAAGATGCACGTCGACACCGACGGCAAGATGCACTTCACGAACGAGACACAGATAGACGCGATTGCTGAAGAGAATATCGCAATCCGCAACGACGTATCTCGCACTGCGAAATCAGGCGACATGGTGCGAGTTGCTCGCATCCCGATGGCCGTACACTTTGACTTGATGCAGCGCGGCATCCTGCGCGATAATATCGCAATGCGACGCTGGCTGAAGTCTGAAGAAGCCGCTCCATACAAGACGCACTGGATGAACGGATGACCACAATTACGGACTACGCATCTCTCCAGTCGCAGATCGCGGCTTGGCTCAACCGGGACGATCTCACGGCTCAGATACCCGTGTTCATCCAATTCGTTGAGGCAGACATTAATACGCGCCTGCGCACTCGTGAGATGATTGTCCGTGCGACCGCCACCAGCTCGGCTGAGTACGTACAGCTACCGGCGGACTGGCTCGAGGCCATCAACCTCCATATCGTCGACGGCCAGCAGCCGATCCGCTTCGTGACGCTCGACGAGGCAGACCGCATCAACAAGCTGCAGAACTACACCGCGTCGACGTTCTACTCTCTGATGAACGGCGCAATCGAACTCGTACCGGCACCCGGTGACGACGTCGAGATCGAGATGATCTACTACGGCAAGGTGCCTGCGTTGAGCGATGCCGCGACGACGAATTGGCTGCTCACGAAAGCGCCAGACCTGTACCTGTACGGCTCTCTCGTACACGCCTCGCCGTTCCTGATGGACGATCAGCGGATTCCGACATTCGCGTCTATGTACTCGACGCGCTTCGAGGCTCTCAATGATGAGAGCAAGACGTCAACGCACTCCGGTGGGCCTCTCGTTGCCCGTACACGCATCACTTACGGATAAGGAGCTACCATGCCCGGCTTTACCAATTTCTCTGAGGACTTGGTCCTCGACTTCCTCTTCACGGCATCGACAGCCACTCGCCCGACGGCGTGGTATGTCGCACTCTACACCGTAGCCCCCGGCGAGGCCGGTGGCGGTACGGAGTGCTCAGGCACGTCATACGCTCGCCAGAGCGCATCGTTCACCGTGTCAGGCACAGCGCCGTCTCAGGCGGCTAACAGTGCCGCAGTCGAGTTCCCGACCGCTGGCGGTTCGTGGGGTACGATTGTAGCGGCAGGTGTGTTCGACGCATCTACTTCCGGCAACCTCCTCGCATACGCCGACCTGACGACGTCGAAGACAATCGACACGGGCGACGTCCTGCGCTTCAACACTGGCACACTCATCGTAACGCTGGACTAATATGGCGAACGGTCGTGACTATGGCTCATTCGACTACGGCATAGGCGTATACGGTCAGGCTCTGATCGTAGACGCCGAAGCTACTATAGTCGCGACGAGCAACTCGACCGCCGCACCAGTAGAGACATCAGCGGCAGCGGCAACGGCTGCGGTTCAGAGTAACGCCACGGCGACCGTGGTGCGCATAGAAGCTGCCGCGATGACTGCTGCGGCTACGAGTAGTGCGTCGGCGGCGGCTGTAACGATCAAGTCAGCCGCAGAGACGATCTCGGCAACGTCAAGCGCTTCAGCAGCAGCCCAGCGCGTGCGCACTGCGGCGATCACGGCTGCGGCTCAGAGTAGTGCTGCCGCCACTTCGATCCGCGTGCAGCCAGCCTCCGCTACGGGCGCGGCGCAGAGCGGCGGCACGGCTGATCCGTATGTCGTGCAGCTCGCTGCGGCTACCGGTGCGGCGACGTCTTCGGCTACGGCTGCGGTCGTTCGGATCAGGTCTGCCGCGATCACAGCCGCAGCCACCAGCTCCGCGAGTGCGGGTGGCACTGCGACGTATTCTGGTGTATTGAATATCGAAGCACAGAGTGCGGCAGAAGCGTCACCAGTGCGGATACTATTCGGCATCGCGTCGTCGATTGTCGTATCTAGCATGACGGCCAACGGTCGCTACTTGTGGGAGCCAGACGCGGTCCCCGCGGAGACGTGGTCAGCGGAGACGGTGTCGGACGAGATGTGGACGCCGGTGGGCAACTCTGGCGGTTCGTGGGCGGTGCTGGACGTGGCGAGCGATACTTGGACACCGGCGAGCACATCGCCACAGACATGGCAGTAGGAGATAACGATGGCCGATAGCTATACCGCAAACCTCAACCTGACGAAGCCGGAGGTCGGTGCGTCACGGGATACGTGGGGGACGAAGACAAACGCAGACTGGGACACGGTAGACGCGCTGTTCGCTGCGGCAGGAAGCGGCACCTCGGTCGGGCTGAACGTCGGCTCGGGCAAGACGCTGGCTGTCGCGGGGACGCTATCTCTCACGGGTTCACTAAACGGTGGCGGGACCATCAATAACGTCGCGATTGGTGCGACGACGGCTGCGGCTGGTACGTTCACGACTGCGACTGCGACGACTGGTAATATAACAACGGTCAACGCTCCGACCGTGGTTGGCGGGAGCGCCGTATCATCCACGCTGACGCTTAAATCAACATCCGGTGTCGGTACGTCCGACAGCATTGCGCTGAAGGTCGGCAATAACGGCGCAACCACGGCGATGACCGCCAATACGAGCGGGAACATAGAATTTGGGGCAGGCACTGCGGCTCTCCCAGCGATCACCACTACAGGTGACACCAATACGGGTATCTTCTTTCCTGCCGCTGATACGATTGCCTTTGCCGAGGGCGGTGCGGAGGCGATGCGGATCAACTCTTCTGGTCAGGTAGGGATTGGGACGACAAGTCCAACTGCTCCTTTAGATGTAAAAGTTGGTACAGGAAATTTTACTGTTGGTTTACAAGGAGTGGCAAATACACAGTTAACGGCTACTGGAAATTTGCGTTTTGATACAACTGCTGGAACCACTGTATTTACACAAAACACTACAGAGAGTATGCGGTTAGACTCGTCCGGCAACCTTCTCTTCAACTCCGGCTACGGCTCCGCAGCGGTGGCATACGGCTGCCGTGCGTGGGTAAACTTTGATGGCACGACTAACACGGCTGGGTTCTGTACTATCCGTGCAAGTGGCAATGTTACTAGTGTCGCTGATAATGGCACAGGTGTTTATACCGTAAACTTTACGACTGCAATGCCTGACATTAATTATGCTGTTGCTGCAACATCTATGGAAGTTGGTTCAACCGGAACTACAGACCGGACTGTTTCTATTAGGCGCAATACGCTTGTTTCAGATTCAATGGCAACCACTTTTGTAAAAGTTGCGGGGTGGACTGCGTCAGGATCTGCTACTGACGCAGGTGTTGTTGTTGTTTCTGTTTTTCGCTAAAAGGATAACCCAATGAATTATGTCATTTACCCAAACGACGACGGTGGAGTTTCCATCCTGATCCCCGCTCCAGAGGCTCTTGAGACGATGACCATTGAGGAAATCGCTGCCAAGGACGTACCTACTGGTAAGCCATTCAAGATCGTAGACGTGTCCGACATTCCATCTGACCGCACGTTCCGCAATGCGTGGGAGTATTCTGCATGATCACGATCAACATCGCCAAGGCCAAGGACATTACGAAGGATCGTCTACGGGCAGAGCGTGAGCCACTACTCGCCGCGCAGGACGTAGCCTTCCAGCGTGCGCTTGAGAGCAGTGCGGACACCGCAGCCATCGTTGCCGAGAAGCAGCGGCTCCGCGACATCACGAACTTAGTCGATGCGTGTGCGACAGTGGACGAGTTAAAAGCACTTGAGGTGTAAACCTAATGGCCATACACGAAACCAAACTTGCGATTGATTCAACCATAGCGACGGGTGCTATTACGATGCCGCTATGGATGATGGAGTTGCAGGGTTGGATCGGGTTTGCCATTGCCGTCGGTGGCTTATTCCTTGTCGTGATCCGCATTGTTCTTGCCGTAAGAGACTGGCAGAGGGGTTCTTAAATGGACCCCTTTACGCTTATCGGAACCGCAGTAAGTCTATTCTCTACAATTAAAAACGCCGTGGATAGTGGCCACGAGATGATGGATGTGGCAGACCGCGTGGGAACGCTCTTCGGTCGAATCGCGCAGATAATCCAGCTCAGTAGCGGCAAGCGCAAGAAAAAGCTCTTCCAGAGCCAAGCTGAGTTCGAGGCAGAGGCGATCAAGCTGTACACGCTGAAGCAGAAGGCGCAGAAACTACAACTAGACACACGTAACCTGTTCGTCGGAGCCTACGGGATCGCTGCGTGGACGAGTATCCAGAAAGAGGTAACGGAGCTGAGGCGGCAGGCAGCACGCGAGGCCGCTGCCGCGCAGCACGAAGCTGAAGAGAACCGCAAGGACTTGATCATGGGCGCGTGGCTCATCGGTGCCGTCATACTATTCTCCGTCGCAGTCGGGATCGCGATGGTGGTGTTCACACAGAAATGAAGTACCTTGTCATAGCCATGATGATCGTATTAACCGGGTGCGAGGACCGATACCGATACCCGTGCCAAGATCCTGCCAACTGGGACGCACCTGAATGCAATCCTCCTATCTGCACCGCTTCTGGAACCTGTTCCGCAGACACCCTGAAACAAAACCCCTGCGGAGCCGTAGCGAGATGAGGATCAAGGAAGACGAACTCCACGCACTTCTCCAATTCATCATCGGGATAAGTCTGTGCCTGACGCTGACGGGGACTGTGTTCGCCGTGCTGTACAGCCTGATCTTCGTCGTGCAGCCGATTGACGGTCAGGCTCCAAACGATCAGGAGTTCTTCAAGCTGATTGCGCCTATCGCAACATTTCTGACTGGCACTTTGTCGGGCATCATGCTCGGCAGTAAATCTACTGGAGGTAAAGATGGACCTGCTTAAAATGTTCGGGCCGCTACTTGGCTCGGTAGCCCCAACGCTGGCAACGGCCCTAGGAGGCCCACTCGCTGGCCTTGCTGTCAAATCCCTATCCAAGGCACTGCTAGGTGCTGAAGACTTCTCAGAGGAAGCCGTAATGGAGGCGATGGCTACGGCTACGCCTGAGCAGTTGGCTGCCGTAAAAAAGATCGACGCTGACTTCAAGGTGCAGATGAAGTCTCTCGACATTGATCTGGAGCGCATCGCTGTCGATGATCGGAAATCGGCTCGCACGATGCAGACGGAAACGAAGGACTGGATCCCACGGGCCTTGGCAATCAGCGTGACGCTGGGCTATTTCGGCATCATCGCATACGTCTTGGTCAGCGGGTTGCCAGTGAACGGCTCGGAAGTGTTGCTCATGCTGCTCGGTACTCTATCAGCCGGGTGGACAGGCGTCATGGCGTTTTACTTTGGCTCATCATCTGGCTCCCAGAAAAAGGACGCCATGATCCACAACTCAATACCGAGGGACGAGAAATGATTGCGAATTGGGAGAAGGCGTTCGCCGCAGTGCTGAAGCATGAGGGAAAATTCGTGAATCACCCCAAAGACCCCGGCGGCATGACGAACCTCGGCGTCACGAAGAAGGCATGGGAAGCCTACATCGAGAAGCCTGTAGACGAGGCAGAGATGCGAGCGCTGACGCCGGAGATCGTGAAGCCGTTCTACAAGAGGCAGTACTGGGACAAGATCAAGGGCGACGATCTGCCTGACGGCGTCGACTACGCCGTCTACGATCTCGCGGTGAACTCCGGCGTTGGCCGGGCGTCCAAGATGTTGCAGGAGGCCGTCGGGGCGACCGCTGACGGTATGATCGGCAAGGGTACGCTCGCGGCCATTGCCCAGCACCCGCCGGACCATATCGTCAATCTGATCTCGAACGCACGCCTCGACTTCCTCCAGCGGCTATCGACGTTCGATACGTTCGGCAAGGGTTGGACCAGACGCGTAAATGAGGTACAAGTAGCGGCATCAGAACTTGCTCGATCAGGGGTTGCATAATGGCGCTTGTCCCGATACCCGTCCCTCCCGGAGTAATCAAGCCAGCGACACCGTTGCAGGCGAAGGGACGCTATTGGGATTCCAACCTCGTGAGGTGGCAGAGCAACAATCTTTTGCCGGTTGGGGGTTGGCAACGGATTAACTCGACGCCCCTCGACAGCCAGATACGGACGATCTTCTCGTGGGCGATGAACGACGGCCTGAAACTGACGCTAGTCGGCTGCAACGACGACCTGTACACGCTGGAGAGTTCGACATACGTCAACATCACCCCGGCGTCGTACATCGGCCCAGAAAGTACACTGTACGGTGGGTACGGGGCAAGCGACTACGGTGAGCTGCTCTACGGCTTGGATTACGCGTCATACGCCATCACGAGTGCCGTGAGATCGACTAACGTCGTGACGATCACGACAGGGACAACGCCGCACGGCTACCCAGTCGGCATGAGCGTCCTGATCGCTGGCGTCACTACGTCGACATTCAATGGCACGTTCACCATCGCGTCTGTCCCGACGACGACGACATTCACGTATGCACAGACGGCAGCCGACGCGACATCTTCTGGCGGCACGGCGTCTCTACCGGTCGCGGATCGCAGGCCCGTAGACCCGTTCTACATACCGTCGTTCTCGTGGACAATCGACAACTGGGGCGAGGAAGCGTTAGCTGTAGCGTCGTCTGACGGTCGCCTGCTGCACTGGGAGTACGGCGACGCTGTAGCCAAGCAGGTAGGTGTAGCCACAATCACGACAGCCGTCAGCGCGACGAATGTCACGACAATCACGACCACGCAGGATCACGATCTCCACGTCGGTGACAGCGTCATCATCGCCGGGGTAACCAACAGCGCATTTGATGGCACGTATGTCGTGACCACAACGGCCACGACAAAGATATTCACGTACGCACACGTAACGGCTGACGCGACATCATCCGGCGGGACTTCGACGAACCCCGCAGTCCCGACAAACAATCGCGGCGTCATCGTCACGCCGGAGCGTCACGCCGTGCTGTTCGGTTGCGGTGGCGAATCGCGTCGCGTCGGCTGGTCCAATCAGGAGGACTACACGGAGTGGAACTTCGCGTCTGCGACTACGACAGCCGGGTTCATTGACCTCGACACGCAGTCGAAGATCGTCATGGCCGCGCCAGTGCGCGAGGGGACGCTATTCTTCACCGAGGAAGAAGTCTGGCTGATGAAGTACATCGGCCTGCCGTACATCTACGGCTTCGAGCGGATCGGGTTCGGCTGCGGATTAATCGCGCCCAAGTCGTTTGCGTCATTCTCAGGGCGCTGCATCTGGATGTCGTCGAACGGCTTCTGGATATTTGACGGCGGGTACGTCAAACCGCTTCCGTCAGACGTCGGCAACTACGTGTTGCAGGACATGGACCCAGCCGCCGGGCTGCTCTACACGCACGGGTCGGAGAACGGTACGTTCAACGAGGTGTGGTTCTGGTATCCGTCCACCGGCAACTCAATCCCAGACCAGTACGTCTGCTACAACTATATGGAGGGCTGGTGGGGGCTTGGAGAGATGACGCGCACGGCTGCGTCACCGTCGGGCATCTACCCGTACCCGATAGCGTCGGACGGCGACAATTACCTGTACTACCACGAGAACGGATGGACCGCTGCCGGTGTTCCTCTGATCGGATCACGATACGCCGAGACGGGATCGCTGAACTTGGCGAACGGCGAGAACTTGATGACGGTGAAGCAGGCGATCACGGATTCCGGCTACGGCTACGCATCGACCGAGCTGACGTTCTTCGCCTCCACGACACCGGAAGCCGCAGAGACTACGGCTGGGCCGTACACGCCACGGTCGAGCGGCTACACGGACGTCCGCGTTACTGGAAGAGAGATACGATATCGGGTAGAAGCGACCGAGGACGCACCGTGGTCTGTCGGAGACATCCGCCTAGACCTGACACCGAGGGGCAAGAGATGAAGTTCAATATTCCTACGCCACCGGAGACGTACAACGCATCGAACATGGCTTCAGCGTTCGAGAGCATCAAGCAGGCCATGGGCGAGGCCATCTCGCCTACGCAGTCAGTTGGTGGTATCATGTTGCAGTCACCGGATGGCTCTGTTTATCGGATCACAGTCAGCAACGCCGGGGTGCTGACATCGACGGCGGTGCCGCTTGGGATCCGGTGAAGACAAGATCATCGCGCTTATGGAGCGCGGCCTAGTTAAGAGCGGATCGACGCACGATCTGGATGACGTGATCCAGTGCCTGCGGGATGGTACGATGCAGGCGATCTGGAACGACGGTGCCGTCATCGTCACCCAGATTGGTGAATATCCACGCAGGCGCGTGATCGACGTGTTTCTGTGTGCCGGTGATCTCGACAGCGTCTTGGCTCTGCGGCCTGAGCTGCTCGATCTGGCAAAGAGACACGGGTGCGACTACGGTCGGGCATACGTGAGACACGGATTGGTTAAGCCTCTTCAGGAGGCTGGTTGGAAGACGGTGCAGACCGTCATGACGTTTGAGATGGAGTAAGACAATGGGTGGCAGCAGTCCGCAAGTAACAACGTCGCAGCAGTCGCTTCCGAAGTGGCTGGAGCAGCCAACGCGTGAGAACATCGCAATCGCGGACGCAATCGCCAAGCGACCGTTCGAGCAGTACGGTGGCCAGACCGTTGCCGGTCTGTCGCCAGACCAGCTCGCGTCGTACAACATGACACGCGAGAACATTGGCGCGTATCAGCCAGCGTACGGATCAGCTCTGGGTACTACGGCTTCGGTCGCGGGATACCAACCCGGCACGTTCACGGGAGGCGATATCGGGGCGTACATGAACCCGTATCTCCAGAACGTCGAGGCCAACGCTCTGGGCGGTCTGGAAGCGCAGCGGCTCAAGGCGCAGCAGGGCATCGCCCAGAGTGCTCGCACAGCCGGTGCGTTTGGCGGTTCTCGTCAGGGTATTTCTGAAGCACTGTCGAACGTCGAGACTGCGCGTTCGGCAGGCGATCTCAGCGCGAAGATACGCGCTGCTGGATATGACACGGCGGCTAGCTTAATGCAGACCGATATGGACCGCGCACTGAAGGGGCAGGAGCTTCGGCTTCAGGCTGGGGGTCAGTTGTCCGACATTGCCGGTGCCGGTCAGAAGGCACTCTACGCCGACGCTGCGGCTCTGGAGAACATCGGCAAGACGCAGCAGGGCCAGCAGCAGGCGCTACTCAACGACGCGTACCAGAGATACCAAGCCGAGCGGAATTACCCGATTGATATGCTCAATCTCCGCATCGGTGCTACGTCTGCCGTGCCGGGTGTCGGGACGACGACGCAGTCTACGTCTGGCGGAGGCAATTCGTTTCTGTCGTTCCTCGGTGGTCTTGGTTCAGCCGGGTCTGGTCTGGCGAGCTTGCTGCCGCTGTTCGGGGCGTCCGACGAGAATATGAAGACCGACGTCACCAAGATGGGCAAGGACAAGGAGACGGGCCTCGACCTGTACGCATATCGGTACAAGGGCGACCCGAAGTCCTACCCGAAGGTCGTCGGGCCTATGGCGCAGGACATCGAGAAGAAATTTCCCGATCAGGTAAAAGACATCGGCGGTCGCAAGGCTGTCAACCTCGGGTTCGGGCCAATGCGCCGTGCGTTTGCGGCATAAGGAGAGCGAATTATGAGTTTTTCAGATTTTATTGGGTCACTGTTTAGCGGCGATGCCGGTGATGTTCGCTCCAATATGGCGGGTGGAGCTGCTGGTGGCTACCAAAACACATATGGCCCGTACGGGAACATGAGCCGAGCCGAGTACCAGCAGCAGTACGGCGGTCGTGATCGACCGCAAGAGCAGCGCGGGGGCGGTCAGGGTGGCGGTCAGGGTGGCGGTAAAGCAAAGCCGAAGACCATCGACGAGCTGATGGCTGAGTTCGACGTGTCGCAGTATGTTCCTACGACACCGGCGACAAGCTATATGCCATTCTATAACGCAATCCCGCTGGACTACGCCAACACCGCAGGTCCGCAGTCACCGGCGCTCGGGATGGACTACGGCAATATGGTACAGCAGTCGCTTCTAGCAGCGCCGCAACCGTCTATGCCGTCCGGTATCCTCGGCCCGTCGATGCAGTCGCAGACGCCCCTCACGGCACCGATCAGCTATGAGGACTTCCTGCGCTACTACCGAGGTGGTGTCTGATGGACCCAATACTCAAGCGCCTCCTCGAAGCTATCGCGGCACCGGAGAGTGGTGGCCGCTACAACGTGCGCTACACGCCGAAGGGCGGCGCTGAGTTCTCTGGCTATGGTCAGCACCCACGTATATTTGAACCCGGCCCAGCAGGCCCGTCATCGGCTGCGGGGAAGTATCAGATCACGGCTTCGACATACGACAGGCTCGGTGGAGGATCGTTCACGCCAGAGGCGCAGGACGAGATGGCCGCTCGCTTGGCGGTGCAGGATTACAAGGCGCGGACAAACAGGGACTTGGTGGCAGACCTTCAGGCTGAAGGTCTATCGCCGCGCATACTTGGTGCGCTCTCGCCGACGTGGACAGGGCTGAAGGATAACCCGAACAAGGCGACCTCGGCATACCAAGCCGCAGCACCTGCGTCGCAATACGCAAGCGCAGGCGAGAAGCCGGAGTATTACCAGCAGTCGATCCCGTCTCGCGCTGTAATACCGCAGACAATGATGGCGTCAGCACAGCCAAGCGCCCAAGCCGCAGTCACTACGCAACCCGTCTACGCGCAAGACCTCGCCACGACGATGCGCCTGATCGGCAGCAAGATCGCGCCGGGGTCTATCGACGCACCCGTGCCAATGACGCCGGAGCAGCAGGCTGCGTCCAAGGTGCAGCAGGGTCGGCTTGCGGATGCGGGTAAGTCGTTCGCGCAGCTCGCGGCGCTGTCGGCGCAGCAAGACCCGGTAGAGATGCTGCGGCAATTCGATTTTCAGAGGCGTAAGCCTCCGGTGCTACAATACCCTCGCGGACTGCTTTAAGGAGACACGACATGGTAGGGCTTCTCGACTTCTTCACCGGCGGCGGCGAGTACGCAGACCCGAACGCAATCGACGAGCGCTACGGCGTCTCCAAGGGCGACGTGCGTCAGGCTGCGCTGAACACTCTCGGCAACGTGTCCGGGCTGCTCTTGGCTGCCGGTCAGCCGATGAGCGGATCACAGCGTGCTCAGCTGCTCGGTCAGCTCGGCCCGGCATTTGGTGGTGCGCAGACGGACATCTACAACGCGGCACAGCGACGCCTGCTCGGTGCGGAGAACGAGCAGAAGATGTCGCAGATGCAGCAGATGCGATCCTTTGCAGACCGTCAAAAGTCTGACCCAGAAGGGTTAGCAAAGGAACTTGGTATTGATGTAGAAATAGTTCGGAGAACGCCGCCGAATGTGCTTCAGCAGGCGGTTGCTCAGAAGCAGGCAGCGGCGATTACGGCAAGTCCTATGGACGCTGAAATGAAGCAGCTAGAGATTGCAAATTTGCGCGCTGATGTTGCTCGGAAAACGACAGGCCTTAACTCTGTCTTGTCAGCTTATGGGCTGCCACCCATAGGAGGAAGCACGCAAAATGTTCAGCCTTCTGTCACTCCGCAAATACCAGAGATCGGTGCCGCCCCTGTGTTCCAGCCACAGCCGGGGCAACAGACACTCCCTCAGGGGAGCAAGATGTTGCTAGACCCAGCTGTGGTACAGCAATTAATTGATGGTGGGGCGAGCGCGGCAGATATAGCTAAACTTGAGATAGATGAGAGGGCTAGGCAGGCTACTGCGGCTGCGACGAAAACGGCAGCTGGAGAAAAGAGTAACATCGACCAAGAGAACAAACTCAGGGCAGATGTCGAGCCAATCCTTAATAAGTTTGTTGATCGTCAAACTTCATACAAGACAATGGAAGAGCTGGCTGCGGCTGGTGAAGGAGCCTCAGATGTTGCTTTGCTTATTTCGTTGTTCAAAGTTTACGACCCAACATCTACGGTTACTGGAGGAGAATCCGCAACTCTTCAAAACGCGGCAGGCGTCCCAGAGGGCGTACGTGCTGAGTATAACAAATTAATATCTGGTGGGGCGTTATCACAAAAGATGCGCGAAGATATTGTTAGGGCAGCGCGTGCTAAAATGGATCAGGAGATAACAACATTTGGGAGCACACTCGCTCGTTACAATAAGTTGGCTAATCAGTATGGCGTAAATGCAGAACGTGTTATCCAAGACGTTCGTGACCCAGAAATGCTCAAGCAATTAGAGCAAAGGAAAAAGGTTGAAGACATATCAAAGAAGATCACGGTTCAGCAAATCATGAGTTTGAGCCAAGGCGGGTTGTCTATACTCAACCCGATATACTTGAGCGCAAAGCAGAAGCAGGCTGTCGACGCTCGGCTGAAGCAGCTTGAAGATGAGTACCAACAACTTTCCGCTCCGTCGTATGGTTCATTTGCACCACAAGGCAGATTTAGGCCGTTCAACACACTACCAACCCAGCCGCAGCAGGCTGATGTTGGCGCGTCAATCTTCCCGTTTTCTCAGTGAGGCACCATGGCAGACCAGTCAATCGTAAACGAGCTTGAAAACCTTGCCGGGACGCAGCAGGGGCAGGAATCAATTTATCAGGTTGGTGGTGGTAAGCGCAGAGTAAACGCCCCTGACCAAAGTGGGTTTGTGTCAGACGTAATATTGCGCACAGGTCTTGGTCAGGGGTTACTGATGGGGGCTGGAGATGAGGTTGAGGCATACTTCCGGTCAACATTTGGAAGCGATACCTACGACAAGGCTTTGGAAAAGGTGCGCCAGAAACTGTCTGTGGCTCAAACAGAGCGCCCGTTCCAAACCGGGGCGGCTGAAATTGGTGGGTCTTTGTTACCTGTTGTCGCTAGTATGTTCGCGACGGCTGGTACTGGTGGAGCTGGAGCGCCTGCTGCGGCTGCGACTACCGCTAGAACGGCAGGGCTAGTCAGCCGTATGCTGTCAACCGGCACCAAAGCCGCTGGGATTGGTGCCGCTCAAGGCGCTACAGAAGGGTTCCTGAAAGGCGAAGGGGCCGAGAGCAGACTTGGTGGTGCAGTTGAGCAAGGGCTTACTGGGGGCGCATTTGGCGCTGGTCTTGGGCTTGCCGCACCTCTAGCCAAATCAGCTTTACAAACGGCTTTCGCTGCCCCAGAGCAGCGTGCCGCTACTCGCATGGTAGATATTCTCGGAGAGCAAGGATTAACACCCCAACAAGTTGCGACAGAATACGCTGCTCGTCAGGCTACAACTCCGAAGCCAGAGATTTTAGCTGATCTATATGGCGGAGGCATCCTCGGCGAGACACGGCGTGTTGCAAACGTCCCCGGTGCGAATAGAGGGGAAATCTCTGGGCTTCTCCGTGGCCGTGCTGAAGAGCAAGGTGGTCGCGTTCAGGGCGCGTTCCAAGAAGCTCTCGGAACACAGAAAAAGTTTTTTCCGATACTTGATGACTTGGAGCAAGTGCGCAAAGTTGAAGCTGCACCTTTGTACACCATCGCATATGGTATGCCAGCACGCACGCCTGCTCTTGATGATCTAATTAAGCGCGTGCCTGAGCAGGCGTTCAAGCAAGCGAAAGATGTGGCGAAAACAGAAGGGTTGATTTTCCCTAAATTGACACAAGTCAATAAGCAGGGATCAACCGAGATTGTAGGTGACTACGCGATTAAGGATGTCGATCTCATTAAACGTGGATTGGATGACTTGATTGAGGCGAACAGGATCAATAATCCATCAGCCGCCAGACGTTACACATCATTGAAAAATGAGATCACAGACGAAGCCGACAAGCTATCGCCAGAGTACGCCGCAGCTAGAGCCGCGTGGGCTGGACCTTCCGCTGTTATGGACGCCATGAAAAAGGGCGGTGATGTATTCAATGAACGTGCAGAATTGACGTTCAAGGACATATCAAAGTTAGGCGCGTCGGAGAAAGAAGGGTTCTTGATCGGTGTACTCGATGCTGTCAATCAGCGGCTCGGGCGCAAGATTGAAGGCCAAGATGTCACAAGTGCATTTAGATCGGGCAATGCAAAGGCTCAAGTTGAAGCCGCGCTTTCTGCCGCAGTGAAAGACCCAGTAGAAGTCAAAAAGATTGCGGACACCTTGTTCTACGATATTGAACGGGAAGCCAGAATGTCAGGCACGAACAGAGCGTTGAACCAGATATCGCAAACAGCACCAATGCTGGCCGAAGAAGCGAGCTTCCGTGCCGGTATGGGACCAGCCGCGCAGATCGGCAGAGAGTTGGCTCAAGGAAATATCTTGGGAGCTGCAGGCACCGGAATGACGTCTGGGTTAACGGCACTCTCGACCGGATTGTCCGGTAGGACACGCGAGGCTACCAATTCGCAACTGGCCAAATACCTATTTGCTCGGACGCCGCAGGACGTGAATACCGCAATGGCCGAACTGACACGCAGAGCGGCTCAGTCAAGAGGCGGCTCGCCATCATACACGCCGGGGTTGCTCGCTGGACCGACAGCAGACATCTTTAATCGATAACCGCACCGTGCTACTATCCCGCCCACTCGCTGCTTCAAGCGAGGGCGTTGAGAGATGTCTCCGTCAGCCCCACTGGTGCCTCCCGCCGGTGGGGCTTTTTCGTGCGCGAAATTATTTTTCGTTTATGTGTGTTTTCCCTATTGTATCTTTTATAGAAGACGCGTATAACTGATTCACGGTCGAGTTGACCGGCAAACAAACGGGAGAAGAAAATGCAAGTAACGACAAAGCAAGTCCAGAACGACGTTCCAGTGTGGAATGTTTTGATTGATGGCGAAGTATGCGGCTGCATCACGCAGTTCCCCGGAGAAGGCCCAATGGCCACGGTCAAGATCGGTTATTCTAAGCGGACGATGGCGGCTGCTACTGTTCATTCCCTGATCAATGAGATTGGTTTGTATGTACGCGAAATTGAAATGATCCGGCGTCGGGTAGATATCGACGGCTTTGATGAGTACGCAGCCGAGCGCAAGATGGCGATTGGTGACCAAGATCGCGTTTACGATGAGAGCGATTACTTCAACGAGGAGGAGGAGTATTGCAAACATCACGAGGCGATGTACTGGAAAGCAGACGCTCTCGGGTACAACGATGAGAACGAGGCATACTAATCAAAACGGGGAGCTTCGGCTCCCCACCAACAAACGGGAGAAGAAAATGACTGGCTACATCAAATCAATATCGGAAATCACTGGCATCACCGACATCGCGCAGCTTGAGCTTATCGAGGATTGTATGCGCCACGACGTGTTCCACTCGACGCTTGACTGGCAGACTGCGGAGCAGTTTCGCGATGGCGCACTGGTGGCTCTCGACGTGCTCAAGGAAATGGGTGAACTATGAAAATCCTCATAGCCTGTGAATATAGCGGAACGGTTAGAGAAGCCTTTCGCGCATTGGGTCACGATGCAGTGTCATGTGATTTATTACCGACAGATCGGGATGGGCCGCACTACCAAGGCAACGTGTTTGATATAATCGGTGATGGGTGGGATTTGATGATCGCCCACCCACCATGCACGTATCTGACAAATAGCGGTGTATGCCACCTCCACACTGATGCGTCACGGTGGGCTAAACTGGATGATGGCGCATCTTTTTTTAAGGCTCTCCTTAATGCGGATATTCCAAAAATAGCGATTGAGAACCCGATCATGCACAAATATGCGAAAGAGAGGATCGGGAATGTAAGGCAGACACAAGTCATTCAACCGTGGATGTTCGGCCATAAGGAGCAGAAGGCAACGTGCCTATGGTTAAAGGGTCTGGCTGCACTACTACCGACAAACAATGTACGGGACGAAATGCTTGTCCTACCAAAATCGCAACGCGAGCGGTTGCACTATTTAAGTCCATCACCTGATCGGTGGAAATTAAGATCAACAACATATCAAGGGATCGCAGACGCAATGGCGTCTCAGTGGGGGAATTAAAATGAAACTCATCACATTCATCATCGAGGGCATCGGCTTCGCGCTATTCATGGCCGCAGTGTGCGGCTCCATGATCGTGCTCGACGCAATCACAAACTGAAACGGGAAACGAAAATGAACAACTCACCACTAGAGGCCGTGTTCCACGCCTACCGAAAGGCGGGATCGGTCGAGGCTCTCGCAAAAGAGTTAGACGTGTCGGAGCAGTCCGTCGACAACTGGCTGAACATGAGGACGCGACCGCAGCGCGGCATCCTTGAAAAGATCATCGACTTCGCCACGCGCAAGTCGTCAACGCTGCCGGAGGAAGTCGTCGTGATTACTCGCATGATGACGTCGGAAGCGGCATCGGTCTACGGATACTCTGAGACAAACACGGGCGAGAGTGTGTTCCTGCCGCCGCATATCGTCACCGAATTGCATGAGAAGGGCTACGTCGAGGGAGACATCTTCACGGCTCGCTTCAAGCCGCAGGACCACTCAAGCGCACCCTACTACTGCGTGAAGGTGATCCGATGAGCATGGTCATGGACGAGATGGTCGACCACTACAAGGGCGTGCGTCAGCGCATGGCCGACGCCGCTAACCGGCACAGGCTGGACAAGATCGCTGAAGCCAAGGCGAAGGTAGAGGCGGACGCTCGGGCTGCGGCTGAGTTGGCCGAGAAGAACAAGCACATCACGCGGCAGCAGATCGAGAGAGTGAAGCGGCAGTGGGAGGAGCAGATCGCCATCACGAAGCAGCAGCTCGCGCTCCGCAAGCGTGACTGGCTAAAGATCACGAATGAGATCATCGACGGCAGAGAGATATCGTGGCGCGAGTTGGTGTCACCGGATCGTAGCTACAGGCTCGTCGCTGCGCGGCAGCACGTCTGGTACGCAATCCGCCTCGAGTTGAAGTTAAGCTATCCACAAATCGCGGCCAAGTTTGGCCGAGACCACACGACAATCATGCACGGCTGTCAGCAACACGCAAAGAGAATTGGAGTTACCCTTGACCAACCGAAAAAATCACCGAGCTACGCTGGAAGAGACACTGGCCACCATCACGCAGAGAGGAACGGAGTACGGCGACCCAAGGCCGTCGTTCAAGCGCGCCTCACTGTTCGCGAGCACATTGCTCGGCAGGACGGTCACGCCCTATGACGTCGCCATCGTGATGATGAGCGTGAAGCTATCGCGCATCTCGAACGAGCGGAAGCATGACAGCTTCGTCGACCTGATCGCGTATGCATCATTCGCAGACGAGTACGTCGACGACGCAGCGCCAGAGGAAGCGCTGAAGATACGCCTCGACAATGTTGCGGCAGACATAGACGAAAACATCCGCGAGATCGCGAAGACCCTCGCGCCAATGAAGGGAGAACGCAAGTGATATTCTCGGCAATCATTCCGCTCGACGATGTCGAGGTCGAGGCGAACAAGAAGTGGAGCGGCATCACGCTGCACGATGGCGAGGCGCACGTCCGCTTCAACCACCCGCACGACGAGAACCCTTGGTATCTCGACAGCATCATCTTCGACGGTGGCCTCATCATCACGAACGATGCCGCGACAAGCAAGGCGGAGCACCCGATCATTAGGGCAATATGGGCTGCGGCAAGGGAGAGCATTGAGGCTCGCGCAGACGAGATGGCAGAGCGGGGGAGCGACACATGGTAGAGGTGCGCAAGGATGGCGATGACGTGTTCATCGTGATGAAGGATCACGCCCTCGCGGGGTGGTTCAAGTGGAGCGCCAGCCGGGGACGCTGGAGAGCGTACACGGTGCGCGGTAGCGTCAGTATGCACACGCTGCGGTCTGACGCGATTGATACGATTGTTGGTTACACATTAGGGGGTGAGTGATGGGAATGTACAGAAACCGGATGCCTGACCGTGAAGTTTCAGCAGAAATGACAAAGGCTGATTACTGGGAAGTTCAGGCCGATATGTGGCATCAGAACTACAAAGAAGCTGCCGATGAGATCGTGCAAATGCGAGAAGCACTGCGGGAAATTTATGAGGTGTATGCGGGGTCAGAAGGAATACCTCAACCCATGACCGCAGCGGAGGGTTACCTGTTATCGCTTCTTATGGAAGTTGTGAGGATTGCACAAAAAGCACTGAAGGAGAAAGAGTGATGGATGAAGATATTGTAGATAGGCATGGTGCCGTTATGAATGATGACATTAAAGAGGAATATCAAAAACTTCGCAAATCTATCCGGGAGAATTTGATTGCCAAAGGCATTGATCCATATGGCGGGTATGGGGAGGATGAACCTGACGGGTGGCAACCAATAGAAACCTGCGACAACCCATACCAATTTATGGTTCTTTGTCATAAAAATAAAAAATGGATTCGGCTCGGGCGAAAACATCAAGGCATTCCTGATTGGTATTATTCAGGGACGAATGAACGTAGCCAATACGCACAAATCGCTGGGGATGAACCGACACATTGGATGCCAATGATGGAGTTGCCGGAATGACAGGGACTACGACGTGAACGTGAAAACGGTGACGGTAATGATGTTCCCTTTGATCATGTTCTTGGTTTGGTTTTTTGTATTTTGGTGGGGGTGAGTGATGGATGCCATTGAGACGGAAAAAATTGTTACCACGGCTGAGATGTTTGAAATCGTCGGCAATGAATTAAAAGAAAAAAATGCCGAGATCGAGCGGTTGCGGACAAATCAGAGCATCATCATTGCATTGTTTCGGATTTACATGATTCGGCTTAACCCAGACTACTCAGAGGAGGAGTTTGGTAAACATATAGCTAATATGTTGGAGGAGAAAGAGTGATGGATGTTATAAAAGAACTCAAAGAATACGATGGATACGTCATAGAAGAGCAATACAAAATCAGGCATCGTGTCATACAAGAAATTAAACAGCTAAGGTTAGCTAATTCAGACCTTCAGATGCACTATGATTATGCCAGAACTGAATGCGATAAGTTGCGATCTGAAGTTTTAAGACTGTCTGGATCATTAGCTTTTATCTCAATGTTGACACCGCTTAGTGGTCAATCATGGGAGAGCCACGCAAGGTTTATTAACGCATATGCTATTAATCAATTAGAGGAGGAAGAGTGATGACAGAAAATGAATACCTAGTCGCAGCTTTTATTTGTATAGCACCATTAATTATTGCCATTATAATGATGGAGAAAGAGTGATGGATGAAATTTGGTTTTGGATGGCAAAGTTT